AACTAGCAAGTTTGACGTCCAGCTTACTCTACCACCAGCATTGGCTTCGGTAGATTCGGGTGGTCTTGCGGTGAAGAAATTAAACTTCACATGCAAGGCATCATCAATTCCTACCTTCCGCGTGGGTGTTGTTCAGATTCCTTACTTCGGTAGAAAGATCAAGTCTGCTGGCGATAGAGTCTGGGAAGACTGGCATATTACAGTCATGATGGATGAAGATTATACCACACGCGCCTTGTTCGAAGCATGGAATAATGCCATCAATCGTCTTGAATCCAACGTCATGCAGGCGTCTCTTGACGGAGAAGCCTACAAGGCAATGTGGACAATTACTCACTATTCCAAGGATGGAAGCCCAATCCGTGTATACGAAATCATCAACGGATGGCCTTCGACTGTTGGTCCTATCGCCCTAGATTGGGACGGAACCGACAGAATTGCACAATTTGACGTTACTGTTCCCATGGATAACTTTGCACCAACTTCGGGCGGTGAGAATGTCTGGACGAATTCTTCTACGATCACCTATTTTGGTCAGATTGATACTGTCGGCTGATAATAATTAAAAAGAAATGCCGACAAACTAGGGGGAGCCTTTTGGGCTCCCTTTTTTTAATTATTGGTCACCACTTAGGGCGATGAGACGGTTCACTAGCAACCGTTCAAAGTCGATAATCGACTCCTTCATCACATCCAGCAAGGCAAGATCATCACCTATAGTCTTAACATCATCATAATTTTCTTCGGTGACATCCTTAAAGAATATACCAGATAAGGCGAGTGCAGCACCAAACTTGTTGGCATATTGAGAAATATTCATGATAGTTCCTCCAACTTCTTTTCAACATGGAGACGAAGAGAATTCTGAAAATTATCCAGACTATACTGAATCATGGCGGAAATATTGATCAGATATAAGACGACTAGAGGATCATTCAGGTCGGCTTCCTTAACAACTTGAAAAGCCTCTCCACTTATGGCAAATCTCTTCCCAATTTCAACAACTTCGTTATGCAAATCACCCATTTGAATTCCTTTCATATTTGAGTCTGGGTATCTTACTCCCCTCGTTTTAGAATGTCAACAGAAATTCAATAAATAAAAGATACCAATTTATAAAGGGATTTTAATGTCGATTATCGGAAAATTATTTGGATTTGAGTTTCAGCGTGTTCCCCAGACTTACGAGACCGATCCAATCGCCAACGCGGCTATCAGTTTCGTTGAGAGAAACACCGAAGAAACAGCCGCGATTATCAGCGCCAGCGCCTCATATGGCACCTATGTCGATCTTCAGGGCGTCATCAAGACCGAGGCCGAGCTAATCACCAAATACCGAGACATGTTGGTTCAGCCCGAAGTAGATAACGCCGTGGACGAGATTATCAATGATTCTCTTTCCACCGACGAAGAATTCATCGTCAAGATCGACCTAGACGATCTTCCTCTCGACCCTCAGTCCAAGGAAATCATCGAGGCCGAATTTCAACAAGTCATGAAGCTTCTCGATTTTAAATTCCATGCCTATAATATTTACAAGAGATGGTATGTCGATGGCCGACTCTATTATGACGTTATCATCGACAACAAGCATCCAGAAGAGGGAATCAAGGAACTTCGTTATATCGATCCTCGCAAGATTAGAGAAATTAAAGAAGTCGAACCTCAGAAACTAGGCAACAACACCAACCTCCAACAGTCCATCGACGTAACCACAACCAAGAATTCATATTTTCTTTATAATGAAAAGGGATTTGGAGGGACGAACAAGACTTCTCCTAGCCTTCAGGGAACCGGCGCGGCAGGCCTAAGAATCACCAAGGATAAGATCATCCATGTTCCATCGGGTCTTACCGACGTTAACGGCTCCATGGGTATTGGTTATCTTCATAAGGCCATCAAGATTCTCAACCAACTTCGAACCATCGAAGACTCACTAATCATTTATAGATTGGCTAGGGCTCCAGAACGAAGAGTCTGGTATGTTGACGTGGGTGAAATGCCGAAGGCCAAGGCAGAACAGTATGTCAGAGACGTGATGATCAGTCAGAAGAATCGTCTGATCTACGACGCCGACACAGGCAGCGTCAGAGATGACCGTAAGTTCATGACCATGTTGGAAGATTACTGGCTCCCCAAGAGAGCCGATGGATCAGGAACACAGGTCACAACACTGGCCGGTGGCGCGACACTTGGTCAGCTTGATGATATTCTTTATTTTCAGAAGCAGCTTTATAATTCTCTCAATGTTCCTATGGATCGTTTGAATCCTGATTCACCTTTCATGTTGGGTCGATCACAGGAAGTAAGCCGCGATGAAATTAAATTTGACAAATTCATCACTCGGCTGCGTCAACAGTTCTCACTTCTATTTACAAGAGCCCTAGAGAAGCAGATCGTCCTGAAGGGATACATGACCATCGAAGAATGGCATGAGTATCAGAAGGATATCAAGTACGAATTCGCTCGTGACAATAACTTTGCCGAACTAAAAGATTCGGAACTCATCGCCAACCGTCTTCAGACCCTCACAATGATACAGCCTTTCATCGGAGTATATTTCTCACATAAACAGGTTCGTCGTGAAATTCTCAAGCAGACCGATGAGGATATTGAGAAGATTACACAGGAAATCTCTGAAGAGATGACCGACCCACTTTACCAGATGGCAGCACAACAGCAGCAGGGTGGGGAAGAGGGTGGCGGTGAAGAGCAAGCACCAGAGGGTGGCGGTGATTCTGGTGGTGGAGGCGACAGCGCCAATACCCAGAAATATAAAACAGAAGAAAAACTGGACAAGGCCCAACACATTATTCAGGCGTTGAAAGACGTTAAGGGTAAGACGCCGGGAGAAATTTCCAAGCTTCGAAGCGCCGCACAGGTCGTCGCCAAGGCAGGCGGAAGCAAGAAGTAAGAAATAATAAATATTATAAAGAATTCAAGGAGAATCACAGATGGCATCTAAAAACGAAGCATACAACGCACTTTTGTCAACCGTTCTTAATAAGGAGCCCGTCGCATTCAAGGGCATCTTCGAAGAATTGATTCGCGAAAAGGTAACTCAATATGTGGCCGTTGTCAAGGAAGACCTTCATAAGGAAATCTTCAATATCAAAGAAACTGACGATACCAAGGGCGACGAAGAACCTGATACTGATGGTGATGACGGAGAAGACGCGCCTGCTACCGACGACAAGAAATAAGATTTAAGGATCACTCCATTGGAAACATTTAAAGAAATTCTTGAAGCCAAGGTCACTCGAAATCTAACCGACACCTATCCGGCTGCTAAGGGTGAACAAAAATTTGTCGATAAGCATATTCAGATGGATATTCTAAAGAACTTTCGCCAGAAGGGTAATGATGAATTGTTCAACGGGAAGATCGTCAAGACCTTCCCACGTAAGAAGAATCGTTTCGGTAATGACGAGACAGCTTCTATTGTGAAATATGAATCAGAAGAAGTAGCGGAAGCCACGATCAATCCTCCGGTGGTCGGCAAGCGTAAGAAGATTAAGAATTCACAGCGTCATGTCTATGTCGATGGCAAGTATGCTGGCACCGCCACATGGTCAAAGACAAATAATGATGCCCTCAAGTCATGGGTCAAGGAACATCCCGGTTCCCACTCAACGAAGATCAAGGTAGCCCACGAATCAGAAGAGATTACAGAAATTTCAAAGGATAAGTTGAATAATTATGTAACCAGAGCAAAGGAAGCCAGAGATTCTGATCTAGAAGACCTGAATAAAATGGCAGGAAAATATGTTGGGGGAAAATTGCCTCAATTCAATAAAATAAAGGATTCTTTTGAAAAGAATATCAAAAAGTCTCAGCTAGGTATCAATAAGGCAGAAAAATTCCTAAATAAAAAATCTGTTGAAGAGGATGTTGTTCTTGAAGACGCGGCGAAGGGAACCATCAAGAGTTTCGCCAACTCTGACGGAAAGATGAAGCAGTCTGACTCCATCGACAAGGCAGACGGCAAGGATAAGGTCAAGGAATACATTTTCAATCTAAGAAAGAAGAAGAAATAATGGCATCAGTAATCAAGGTATTAGGTTCAGAACAAACCTTTACAGTCGCCAACACATTTTCACCTGACGTGTCTACTGCTGTCGGTGGATGGAATGTTGTAAGAGTATTAAATACAGCAACAGTGGTGGGTGTTATTACTATCAATAGTACACCATCCGCCAACATCACCATTGCTGGTGGTGGTGAGTTAATTATTGAAAAGGCTGCAAACACAACCATGACAGGAAGCGCGGCTACTCTACTCGGCGTCTCTATCGCCTTCAAAAATAACTAAGGATTAACCCAGCCATGAAATTTCTAGCAGAAATACAGGAAAATGCAAAATACATCACGGAAGGCACAGGTGCCGATAAGAAGCATTACTTCCATGGTCTATTTCTAGAATTCGACGCCTTCAACAAGAATCGTCGTCGTTATATCTCAGAAATCCACGATCCTGTCGTCAAGAAATACATCGAGGAAAAGGTTAATTCCAATCGCGCCTTCGGAGAGTTGGATCATCCAGATGGTCCTACCATCAATCTAAAGAATGTCTCTCATATTGTAAAAGAAATGCATAAGGAAGGCAAGGACTGGCACGGTAAGGCCGAGCTAACCAACACACCTTCCGGGAACATAGTCAAGGGTCTATTCGAATCTGACGCCAACCTAGGTGTGTCTTCTCGTGGTCTTGGTTCATTAAAAGAAAATGGTCAGGGATACGACGTGGGATCGGATTATAAACTTATCACGGCGAATGACGTGGTTTCCGATCCATCCGCACATGGAGCCTTCATCAAGGGCATCATGGAGAACGTAGAGTGGTTCTATGATGAATCTACCGGCACATGGTTGGCGGAAAATTCAGACGCATTGAAGAAACAGGTCCATAAAATGACCATAAAAGAGATTGAAGAGAAGAAGACTATCATGTTTGAGAAGTTCTTGTCAAGATTAAAAACCCAGATATAATAAATAAAAATAAAGGTCAAGGAGATTTAAATGTCAGACAATACAGCATATGTGATCACGAACATCAAGAGCAATTTGAACGGCGTGATTTCACAGATTGATGAAAATAATCTTTCCATCCTATGGGAAGACGAGAAGGAAGAAAAATTCACTTCTGCCCAGCTTGATGAAATGGTTTCTACCGGAAAATTTGAAGTTCAGGAAGTCGATCTTGATGAAGACGAAGGGTCGGCAGCAGCCAAGACAATCCAGACACATGCAACGGCAGACGCCAATAACGGCGACGCAGACGGCAATCCGAAGACACGTATCGACTGGATCAAGGCCATCGTTGGGAGTCTTGGGCAGCTAGACCTTACATCACTTGCAGGACTTCAGGACGAAATTCTCGCCCAGATCGGTGGAGAAGGTGATCGTGCTGGTCTTGGCGACAAGGTAAAGGGAAATCAGGCATCTATCGCCATGAAACCTTCAGCAGCCATGGAATCAGTTCAGCTTCAGAAGGAAGAGATGGATACACTATTTGGTGAATCTGACCTTACCGAAGAATTCAAGGCCAAGCTGGGAACACTTTTCGAAAGCGCCGTCACTCTACGACTTACCGAAGAGATGATCAAGCTAGAAGAACAGTTTGAATCCAAGCTTCAGGAATCAATTGAGGCCATCACAGAAGACCTAGTGGAAACCATCGACAGTTACTTTGGTCATATTACTGAAGAGTGGATGACAGATAACGAAGTTGCCATCGAGTCAACACTACGTAACGAACTAACCACAGAATTTATTGATGGTCTGAAGACTCTATTTCAGGAGCATTACATCGAAATTCCTGACGAACGTCTCGACGTTTACGAAAGTCTTGTTACCGACTATAACAAGTCAACAGAAGAACTAAACAAGGCCGTGAACGAAAGCCTCGCCAAGGACAAGCAAATTAATTCTTTCAAGAAAGATAAGATTGTAGCGGAAGCCACAGTAACTCTTACTCTCCCTGAAAGACAGAAGCTTAAGACAGTTCTTGAAAACGTTGACTTTGAGAATGAGGAATCATTCAGGGCCAAAGTCAAGACCATCAAGGAAGGTCTAGTTAAGTCAGTCACCAAGGATTCGAATATTGTTACCGAGAATCTTGTAACCGACACCAATATTGTTTCTGAAACTGTTGACCCTTCAATGAAGTCAGCAATGGATGCAATCGCCAAGAACAAGAGATTCAGTTCCGGCACGTTCTAATTCTTAAAAAAACAAAAATAATAAATAAAATTAAAGAATAACAAGGAGAAGAAAAAATGAGTTACCTAGCAGAATCACCTTCAGAAACACTCACAAAGAAGTGGGCTCCAATTCTAGAGCATACTGATCTTGATCCAATCAAGAATAACTACCGAAAGGCGGTTACTGCTCGTCTTCTTGAAAATACCAAGAATGCGACTCGTGAAGCCAAGAACATGGGGATGGGCTTCGGTCTCATGAACGAAGAATTCCCAACCAACGCGATGGGTTCTTCATCTTCAACAACGGGTTCGGGTCCAATCGATACCTTCGATCCAATCCTAATCTCGCTCGTTCGTCGTACAATGCCTAATCTTATTGCTTATGACATTTGCGGTGTTCAGCCAATGACTGGTCCAACAGGCCTAATCTTCGCGCTTCGTTCACGTTACGGTTCAATGTCTGGAACTGAAAACTTCTACAACGAAGTAAATACTGGTTGGTCAACATTCCCCGGCGCTAACGTAACTGTTAACGGTGCTGGTGGTGCTGGTTACGCCAACTCAACAGTCCCCGGTGGTGCTGCTGGTAACCTTTCAGGTCTTCCCGGTGTTTCAAACAACGCTGGTAACTCAACATATAACTACGCTGGTGGTATGAATACAGCAGCAGCCGAAGGTCTTGGATTCGGTAACTCAGTATTCCCAGAAATCGCCATCAGTATTGAAAAGACGACAGTCAACGCCAAGGAGCGTGGATTGAAGGCCGAATACTCAATCGAACTTGCACAGGACTTACGTGCTGTTCATGGTCTCGACGCCGAGTCACTTCTATCTGACTTCTTGTCGGCGGAACTACTTGCCGAAATCAACCGTGAAGTTGTTCGTACAATTAACGTTACTGCTTCTGTTGGTGCTCAGTCTGGTACGACTGCAACCGGCGTGTTCGATCTTGACCTTGATTCCGATGGACGTTGGATGATTGAAAAGTTCAAGGGTCTTATGTTCCGTCTCGACCTAGAAGCCAACGCAATTGCCAAGAATACTCGACGTGGCAAGGGTAACTTCCTAATCTGCTCTTCAAACGTGGCTTCCGCTCTTCAGGCTGCTGGTGTTCTACAGTATACACCTAAGCTAGACGGCAACCAGCTTGAAATCGATGACACTGGCAACACATTCGCTGGTATCCTCAATGGTCGTTACAAAGTCTATATCGATCCATATTCAACCGGCGATTACATGACCATTGGTTACAAGGGTCAGACAGCGTTTGACGCAGGACTATTCTACTGCCCATACGTTCCTCTACAGCTTCTAAAGGCTATCGATCCAAACACACTTCAGCCAAAGATTGCCTTCAAGACTCGTTATGGAATGGTAGCCAACCCATTCGCTCAGGGTGCGACAGTCGGTCAGGGTGCATTGGTTCAGGATTCGAACCTCTTCTACAATCGTATAATCGTAAAAAATCTTATGGGTTAATACATAATTTTTCTGGGGAATACCCAGAAAAAGGATCGAACAAGAGACAATAAATACTCCCAGAGGCAACTTTGGGAGTATTTTTTATGATACCAGTAGATCAAGAATATTTTTATGATAAAGGTGAGATAGGAGATTGTGTTAGGGCGGTGACAGCTTCTATACTAGAATTAGACAGAAACGAAGTTCCACATTTTGTTAAATTAAAACCCGGTAGTGATTGGTATGAAGATTGGCAGGCATTCATGATAAATCGTGGTGTGACTCCGATAATGAATTCTGGCCCATGGAAAGACAAAACCCCTCCAATTCCTCTTAGATATTACCTAGCTTCTGGTACTGCTAGTCGTGGTTGTAAACATATTGTAATAATGAGCAACGGAAAACTAGCTCACGATCCACACCCTTCCAGAGAGGGACTAACAGAAATCGAAGCTATATGGATATTAACATAAATTAACGTCAGGAGACTTCCGTATTTCACATTAATACCCACTTCTTCATGCCGCAATTCCATATTCTCTTATACCCATTAAGAAACATTATTTCCCTTTCAGACATGTTAATATCCACATCTTTGAATATACTTTTTAATCTGTTCTTTCGGAAATTTTCCTTTCTGATACGCCTTTCAAAATGTTTCATATATGAATAGTCAGGAGGAATAATCCCGGCCAAAGTAAATCCATTCGACCTGTATATATTTCCCTGACTGTATGATACATCAGAAAACGATATAATAGAACCATCATACAATTTTCTAAAATGATTTAATAGTCTAGAAAATCCCCCAACAACATTAAAATATATTTTGTTGGCGAATCGCATCAACTCCCACTTTACAGACTTATCATATCGAGATTTGGCGAAGGACATACACGAAACAAGAGTTTCGCCGTCATAAAGCCCATAAGATATGACCGAATAATCTTTACCCTGAATATGATTATTTTCAAAGAATTGTCGCCTTTCAGACGACCCGACTTCTCTGATTTTTAATTTTCTGGCATGTAATTTATTTACATTTTTACCTAGCTTATTACAGATCATACTCAAAACAACATCTTCATGTGATTTCCATGTATCTTCAAAGATGTGAAAAAGAAAGTATCCCTTCTCTTCGCATTTAATAGTTTTGCTTAGATGATATGTTTTATCCTTTCCGGCGTCTTCCGAATGATAAAACAAACCGTTAAACTCAATACAGAGCATCTTTTCTGGTATGATGATATCCATCTCTACACCAAAAATACTTCTATTATTGATAAGAATTTTTCCGTCGTATATTGACCTAATATAGTCAATAATTTCTTGGTGGGCCTTTGAGACCTTTATAAACTTAGGATCGTACTCGGATTGTTTCTTTACTTCTATTTCAAGTCTTTTAAAAAATAATGAAACTGTGGACTTGGATGATTCAATCAGGATGGCAATTTCATCCATGGTCTTTCCTTGATTGTATAACTCTAAAAGATATTCTTTATTCAACAACCTTTCTTTGATAGAATTTTCAGATTCATTATACCTTACCAAGGGTATATTTAGTTTTGAAAGGTATTTGTTTATTATTGTCGGGCTGCACCCCAATTCGGCAGCAATATTCTTCTTTGATTTCTTCTTTATAATTCGTTCGTTATATAACCAGTCATAATCTGATAATTTTAGATGTATATCTTCATAACCATGTCGAATTTGTTCTTTTTGATTTTCTCCGACTAGCGCGGAGGCATCTTTATGGCCTCTCATTTTAATATTATTCTCTCTTAACCATGTCAATACGACAGGTCTAGACACAGAAAAATCAAGAGCTATCTGGTTTGGAGATAACCCTTTATTAATATATTTTTCATGTAAAATATCACCATCAGGTGATGAAATTTTTCTGCTCATTAAATTCCCATTTTGAATTAAAAGGAAGATGCTGGGGGTTGGACAAATCCCCCATAAACCAAGTTAAAAGCTTGGCGTCATTTTTTGTCCTGACTACATTTCAAATCGAGATAGGGAAGGTTTTGATTCTTCATCTCAGCCTCTATGGGCATGTATCCTACTTTAGACGACCTATCTAACAAAGGAAGTTAATTACTCTCCCTTCGTTTCCGTATCTTGCGCTGTTTCTTCTACTTTGTCAAGAGGAATTTCTGTTTCATCGACCTTTTTCTCTGGCTCTACAGAAGGAAATTCTTCCACGGTCTCTACTAGAAGAATTTCTTCCACAACAGGTTCGATACCAGCATTTTGAAGACGGGCAATTTCAGCCGTGGGGCGGTTAGATGGATGATTGGCCAGCTTTTCCTTTTCCTCGGCCTCTAGCTTCGCCGTCTGTGCATTCATCATTGCGATGGCATTGTCTCCAGATTCCCACACCTTGTCTACTCCTTCAGTCATTTAATTTCCTTCTTTTCATCGATTTCGATAATGTATTTATCCCCGCCTCTCAGTTGAAGCTTTCGCTTGACATTCTCAGTCACTAGATAGAATGAGAGAGGATTGTTGGTATTTGGATCGAATAGAGCCCCAGACAAGGGTCCACCGAAGCAAGCGCCGGTATCCAGATTTGTTCGAAAGGCCTCGTGTTCGACACCATTAAGACTAGGTGTGTGTCCATGCACGACGCGCTTACCAAAATCATGGTCAGATTCAAGAAATTCACCCCTGATCCAGATCATGGTTGCTTTGTTTTGCTGATGGATTTTAAACCTAGGATCGAGACCAGCATGAACAAAAACTTGCGCCTTCGTCTCAAACTTATAAGGAAGCCGCGCCAACCAGGAAATCAGGTCGGCGGGAATTTCAAGACCCTGCCCACAACGAGTGAAAGACCTCCCATTGGATGACTCTTCCCGGAAAAAAGATGGTCCATCACTATCGTCAACGTAGTCTGCTAGCAGCATCTCTTCATGGTTGCCACGCAGGGCCACAACCTGACCCGCTGGCATCATCTCCTGAAGGAGACGCACCATCGCAAGGCTCTCGGCAATCCCCGGCCCACGGTCAACGTAATCGCCTAGAAACACGAAGCGGGAGGGAAGGTTTCGGATTTCGGGCGACTCCTTGGCGCAACGAGTCATAAATTCCAACATCTTCAAAAGATACTTATCCATGCCATGGATGTCGCCAATCGCATAGGTGAGGATGTTATCATGATCGACCCCGCCCACGGCAGTATGATAGTCGGCAATCTTTCGAATTCTGTCGATGGTGGGTCGATCCAGATATCGTTCTGGATTAGTTTTAAACTGAGACATGTTATCCTACTCTTCCCAAAATGCTTTCAAAATCTTTTTGATGAGAGGCCGTAAATCTGGCCCGATACCTTCACCATGCAAATCATCTTCTGCCTTCAGAAGATCATACAGGTCGGATGTTGTAATCTCAACCATGACCTTCAGTTCACATGGAGGCATATCACAATATTCCATGTATTAAACCTCGTATTTCTTGAAGTTCGGCTTTGCAGGCACCATGATCTTCTTTACCTCGATCTTGGCAATGAAGTAATCATCAATTTCTAGGTCCAATTGACCCTCATCATGATCTTTCTGAAGTGCTGTTTGTGCCTCTTTTTCGGTGGCATATACACCATCTCCATACAAATTAAAAAGATCACTACCACCAGTCTTTACCTTGACAAGATGAATATACATTTTAAATTCCTTTCATGAAATTGACAGCGGCATCCTCGATACACTTATCAAGGGTTAATGTTATCATAAATTCCAACGCAACCATCTCGATTGGTTGATCAAGTTTGGGTCGAAGTTTTTCTCCGACAATAACTTTCTTCGCGCGGTTCCTGATCTTATCAAGTTCCTCGTTTAGAAAATCCAGACTGCTCTGGGGAACCAGATTACCCTTCCATAGAATACGCGCTATCCAGCAGGCAGTCAACGAAATATTATTGTGGTCTGCCTTCTTTAGGAGGCCGACCATCTCGTCATCCTTGATTTCGGTCAGATAGAAGGAGAGAAATTTCACTCCATCCGTCTGACCATAATCGTAAAAATAATTATTGAAAGCATCGGTCATCTCCGAGTCAGTCATGAGCCGCTTGAAGTCGGGCTCCTTTTCTCGGGCCATTTTATTAAAACCAATTCATCATTTCCACGACACGACAAATTTCATCAACGGCATCCTTGACAGAATATCCGTAGTTGATACATTGGAGGGCCATCTCATTATCGATGAATTCATCCTCCAACTCAATTTTTTGAAGTTCCTCATTGACCTTATTCTTATAGTCTTCGATACGATCCATCGACACATAGACATCCATGATAAATTCCTCCAACTGATTAGAGATTTAATTTATACCAAATCACCCATAGTGTCAAGCGGCAAATGAGAAGGCGTCGCCATTTTTTAGAACCGAGTGGAATTCACCCTTGAACTTTGGTTTAAATTTACCTATGTCGTCGGTCTTATCCTTGCCGGGATATTCCGCGTCATTCGTCCCATGCAGTTTTGCGGTTTCCTCGTGCTGATATTTGTGGAGAATCGAATCTTGGCCATACTTTGTACCCAATTCCTTCAGGTGTGGCAAGATATCCTTATGAGAATGAACGAAAAAGGATTTTTCCCCGTCAACCGTCTTGGCGTTAGGAGTACCAAAATTCTCTGTATATCTCCCATTGACGGGGATATGGTCAATCTTACGCGCAATCAGATCAGACCTAAGTTGCGCGGTTCGAGCGGTGTTTTCCTCGGCTGACAGGTTGCTACGTTCAGCCGATATGCCACCGACGTTCTTTGTCTTGACCAGCCGTTCGATGGTATTGATCGAGGCGTCTTCCGCCCGTTCTCTTAGAATTGATAAAAAAGGTTGCATTATCTATTACTCCCAAAAAAGGGACATTTATTACCCTTGAAATTATCAAGTCCCATTCTTTTAATAGCATAATCAATCGCCTCTTTCAAGGCCTTTTGAAATTCTTTTTTTTCATTTTCTGTCATTTAAATTCCCTCTTCTTGTGTCCACTTCGGCATTAATCCGGCCTTCTGTGGCGCGAAGTGCGTATCTGCTGCACTAGCAGTTCTATTATGTTCACCGTGCTTGCCGTAGTTAACCCAAGAATTCTGCCCCCGAGTTTCGGCAGTCATGGCCCCTCGGGCTAGTGGAGAATACATGGATGCATGATGACGCCAAGCATTCTCTTCCCCATTGGCCCTAAAGCCGAAGCCTTCTTTAAAGTGTCCAAAGTAATCATGAACGACACGAAAGGCGTCATTCACCACCATCTCATGACCATCGACCTTTTCACCAGTCTTTTGAAGCATGGGATGGTTTTTAGTCGTATCCTCGTCGCCGGAACCAAAGCCGCTCTCGGTCTTATAGGCCCATAGATGATTATTATTCTTGACATCAGCCGCGCCTTCATGAGGCGTCTTGGCGTAGGGGTCTTTCTGCCCATCTTTCATCCAAGAAACTTTTAATCCAGATTTCTTGATGTGCTGATACTGCGCCATCGTTTCCTTCGCCAGAGCGTCATAGGAGGCCTTGACATCGGGATGGTCAGGATCGTGCTTCATCTTGTCGAATTCGCCTGCAATGCGCGTCGCACGTTCGGGATCGACCTTTTTAAAATCCTTCGGAGGATTATAGGGAAGACCAGAGGCCTTCATATAACCTTCCGCCACCTTCCTGATTTTTGGGTTAGGTGCTGGCGTGTAGGCCGAACCGTCACCCAAAGTCACAGGTTTCTGGGGCAAGCCTTCGACGGGTTTGATGGGTTTGATTAGATTTTCTTCCCGAAGAAGCGCCTTGAAAGATTTCATTAATACTCTCTATTAAAAAGAGTATTTATTATTTGAAACACACAGATACATCGTGGCCAAATCCTCATATGGAACGGCGATATGATAAATCTTTCCTTCCAAATCGTAGGTGATGCCTGCCATCGGCATCCGATTATCAACATCGGTCATCCTCTTCACACTAAGAAGTCTGACCTCCCGAAAATTATCAACGACAGGAGCCGAGGATGCCTGATAGTAATTCATAATATTAATCCTTCATATGGGCCGAAATGATGAATGGAATATCTACACGACGAATTCCAATGTCAGCTAGATCACGATCAGAGTAGGAATTCAACTCTCTGAAGGCTTCCTTATACGCGAGATAGTTACGAATAGCAATTCTAATTTTACTGAACAATGTCTTTTCCTTTTTTATGTTGCGATGCAACATATTTATCAGATTGGACATATGGTGTCAAGGAAAAAGGAAAGTACATGGAACAATAATCCTATGTTGTGTTAGATTATCTTGTTTCTCGAAAACCCATGTACTTATTCATTGGATTAGAGCGGGGTACATAAAGTCCAACAAGATGGAGGGACCATCCTCTAAAAGGATGACATCCTGTTTTCGCCTTCCCTCAAAGACCGACATCTTATAATTGCCGCTCTATATACCCCTGTCTAATCCAAAGATTAGTGCTGGTTTTTCTGTTACTAGGAAAACCAGCAAACCCTACTTGAAGATTACGCTGCTAGGCGTAGTTCCTCAGAGAATGCAACGTTGTCGTTGACATTTACGATTTTATTGCAGTAACGGCGCTTTCGCCCGATAGACTACTCATCCACTTCACAAAGGAATCGATCCTGTTTCCGGCCCATCAAAAGTATTCTGTCATGTTCGTGGATTTTCCCTCCACTGGCTATCTACCTCGACAGATAGGTCGTAACTTAATCGTTACATGTTTCCCACATACTTTTGGTGGACCGGCGGGGTACTGCCCCCCGGTCTTCCCTAGTTATCTAAACGTATCAACGTCTATGCCCTATTTATCTCATAACCGTTTCGAACTGTCAAGAAATAAATTTAGTTTTTTAGGCCGGATCGTAGATTTTTTCAAAAATATCCGGCTTACAAGGATATAATTCTCCATTTACACCACGTATAATCCAATCACCTATATCGGCTGTCATAACACCTTCAAGCGTGACAATTTCAATACGAGATGGATGATTTAAGCCGATGATGGTCTTAACTCCCGATTCATTCTTCCCTTCATAGGCATCAATAAACCACTTGGGCAGCGCATACCAATCTTCGCCCATCATATAATGAAGGTCTTTGCACCTTACAGCCTCAATAACAACAGGCTTCTTACGAAATAAACTCATATTTCGTATTCCTCAATTTCTAGGGTGTGACCCTTCCAGAGGTAGAGGCTGATCTGCTCCCCATTCTCCAGAAAATGTTCGGAGACATAAGTCGTCTGAAGAACATCGTTTTCGTCGGTGCGGCTATCCACCACGAAAACCCGCACCCGCTTGGTCTCGTCGCAGCCGTGGTCATTCTTAATTGTAACTTGCGTTGTCATAGGTCGTCTCCATAATAGGTTTCATCATCAATTGTCTTCATGGCATCGCCATAATATTCCCAATTATCGACACCACCAGCATAAAGGGCATTAAGAATTATGGAATCTCTTTCATATTCATAGAAATCCCTCCTTAGCTGTTCATATTGTTCCTGTGTCAGGTCTTCCACCTTAATTGGTAGCATCTTCATTCCTTTCTGTTTCGGTTCCGAATGTCTTGGGTGTGATTTGTTCAAACCACTTCACATAAATGTTGAGACTTTTTTCTCTTTCGTCTGCCAAAGCCTGAAGATTATCCACCAAAATTTGAAGAGTATTTGATAGGCCTTCAAACGCATCAGACTTGTTTTGTAGTGCTTCGATATAATTCGCCTGAGACTTGATTACTTCATCCAGAATTTTGATCTGGGTCTTGTCGTTACTTTTACTAAAAAAACTCATTATACATCATCCTCTTTAAAAACACAATGATGAATATTATCCATCTTGGTCACGCTGTTGAACAAATAAAGTTCATCATATGCTCTTTCGGTGCCATCCGCCCTTGCTCGTGTTACCTTGACGGCAATGAAAGGAGCATGATTACCTTCCTTCCACCATTTCTTATCAATCAAACGCATTCGAACGATTGGATAATAAATATATTGGATGTCGGCGGGATTCCAAAATTCAATTCTCATCTTTCACCAAATCATGAAACTCATCTTCGGCTTCATCCTTCTTATCGAAGACGCGGTTAATCGCCTCGAATAGATAGGTACGATCCAGTTCGGTCCTATCGACCTTCTTCAGGATGGTGATAAGCTGGTGGAAGTAGGCTGCATCGACGCCAATCAACTGATCATAGAGAACTGCCATGTCATCCAGATCAAGCTTCGAAATATCCCACGCAATCTTCAGCATCTCGCCTGCGGTGATGGTCCAGCCACGGTTCAGGAACTTCTTGATGCGGAACATGGTGCAGATTGGATATAGAGACCCTACGTAGCGAAGTTCACGCGCGAGGATGGCTTCTAGCGCCTCATCGTTAAGAACCAGTCCAGAGGCCTCCGTAAACCAATTGGTGACATGCACGAAATCATAGTTCTCATGGATGACATCGGGACGACCGACGAAGCGGGTGATAATCTGTACGTCACCATGCAGAGAAATGGCATTGGAAGAAATCATCGCCACGGTGTAAGGCGTCTTGGACTTGAAAGACTCCTTATCCAGATAGGATTCGATATTCGTGCCATTGGTGGCCTCGAAATAATCATAATCCTTGAAATCTTCTTCTTCGGAACGGATAATGCCTGCCGACTTGATCATTACCTTGACGCCACCACGATTACTTTCCTCGGCGTAAATTCGGCTGACCTTATCAGACTTGGTGACCTTGCCAAGATAATAATTAACAAGATCGAGGGCAACGGCTGGCGTCTGAAAATACACGTCATAGTCGTTGGGCATGTCACCTAGCAGCATGGAGGCGATTGCGCCGCCCGTCACGATATAATCAGCCTTGACACGCTTCTGAAGCTTCTCATCGTCAATCGACTTGATCCACTTATTCATCTTCCGTTCAATCGTCTCGACAATCGTCTTTCGCTTGAAACCACGTTTTACAGTATCATTCATTTATTTTATATAACCTCGCCTGTGTTTAGAAAATGATAATAACGATGTAGTTCAGTTTTTGCCTCTTCTCTACTATCATAAGGACCATGATCGTGGTAGGCCTCATCGAAGAACCACCACATATCCAACCCAATGATTGGATTTTGAAAAATATTTGGTTCCTCTTCATCATAGATTAGATTTATTCTAGCGACTGATTTTCTTTTCATAAGTTCATTGAAATTCATAATTTTTTCTCCCAGAAAAGGTTGTTATATTTCAAAGATAATCTGGTGGCTGTTTCCTTATTTCTATAAGGACCGAAATATTCTTTATCTGTCATCGGACAATAGAAATAAAAATCATTCTTGGAAAATTCATCTCTAAAAACCCAAGTCTTTGGATCAAATTCATCCATGACGATAGGTGCCTCATTAATAGTTCTTCGGGCCTCCGCATAATACATCATCAAGACATTTTTCATTAATTGAGAAACTATCAAATCATTTTTATCAAAAAATGCTGTCTCGATATAGGCAGTACAGTCTTCATAAAGAAGCTTGAGAAGATAAGTCTTGATCTTCTTGGAAGCTGACATATTATGAATACTATTCACAGTATCATGGAAACGTTGAAATAGTCTGCTGGCTTTTCTAAGTTGACAAGTCTTCAATGGACGTTCTTGAAAGACTTGTGCCAGTTTTACACACGCAGGAGACTTCCCAAAGGTGAATTCATAACCACTCATTTCAGATATCTTTCAGTTCAAGGGCTGTCTTTTTCATCTCTTCGATGAGGACTTCGGCCCGTTTACCCCACCAACGCCAACCGAACGAATGCGGCTCACCATCGATCATCACGTCACACATGGCCTCGACGTTGGAATCCTTATGTTCCTCGGCCTTGCCTGTGTAGCGATTATATGGTTCGGAGAATACGCCGTGATATGTGCGATTGATTTCACCGCTATCATTAAAAAGATTGTTGAGTGCGATGGCAAGCCGATCAGTCTGGGATAGGCTCTTGTCTTCCTTCAGTCTCACACCGATGTTTATCAATTATCATTCCCTTTAAATTATTACCGTTGATCTGGGCGGTAAGCCACTTGTTAATATATTCATCTTTTATGAGGGCGTCTCTGACGAGGATTTCCTTCGTCTCCAGATAGGATAGCTCCGACTTGGAACCACAGAGATGCAATATCTCTCTTCTAAAGGAAACCTTGCCGATTGTCAATATCAATTCCTTCATTTCGTCGGAGGAACCATAATAATTTTGCCAGTCGGAGCCGGTGATTTTTTTTCGCTTGCGGGTTTTGCCCTTCAGGGGCGGAAGCCGCTTGG